GCAGCTTATGAAAAACTATATCTTAAGAAATTAAATGAACAGGCTATTGATTCTGGACTAATAGAATTTCATCCGGAAAATGCTAAGCTTCAAAGGACCTTACCTATTTCAAAAGAAATTGCAAAACATTCGGCTACACTCACAAATATATTAGATAAGCTTATGAAATATCTTGCTTCTGAAAATATAGATGAGGATGATGGTCTTGACGAATACGAATAGTTATCTAGTTGAATATTATGAGAAGTGTAAAGCCGGAGATATAATAATAGGTCGAGAGTTAATGGCTCAACTTGAAATGCTTATTGAAGATATGAAAAATCCAATGTTTAAATTTGAAACTACAGAAGCTCATAAAAGAATTAAATTTATTCAAAAAGAATGCCGACACTCAATAAGTCCTTATGCAGGTAAGCCTTTTATTTTAGAACTACATCAAAAGGCATTAAGAGAAGCAATATATGGTTTCTATATGGAAATTGAAAATAAATGGTTAAGAAGATTCACCGAAGCAACTTATTTAGTAGCAAGAAAAAATGGAAAAACAAGTGAAGTTTCAGCTGATGGATTGGCTGAATTTTTTTGTGGAAATATAGGAACAAATATACTTTCTGCATCCAATGACTATGAGCAGGCAGGGATGGTTTTTGATGAAATAAATAATATGCGTGAAGAAAGTCCTAAACTTAGAAAAGTAAGTAGGAAGAATCAAACCGGCATATATATGGGTGGCAGAAAGCAGAAAAAGAAAAAAGGTAAGTACAGTTATCAAAATAAAGCTAAGATTAAAAAGTTATCTATGAGGACTGGATCTAAAGAAGGTAAAAATATAGACTTTGCAGCGGTTGATGAAGTCCACGAAATGAAAGATGATAGTTTGGTTAGACCTATAAAGCAATCTATGTCAACAAAAGACGAACCTTTATTTATTGAAATATCAACAGAAGGATTTACAGAAGATGGATATTTAGATAGACGATTAAAACAGGCAAGACAAGTTTTAAAAGGAGAACTTGAAAGACCTAGATGGTTAATTTGGTTGTACACTCAAGATTCAGAAGAAGAAATATGGCAAGATGAGAGCAGCTGGGTAAAATCCAATCCAAACCTAGGAGTAATTAAAAAATGGCATTATATGAGAGGCCTTGTAAAAGAATCCAAAACGGACTCCGGAGCTAGAGCCTTTATGTTAGCAAAAGATTTCAACATTAAACAATCTAATGCTAGTGCTTGGTTACAGTTGAATGAAATTACTAATCTTGAAACATTCGAACTAAAAGACTTCAGCGGTAGCTTTTATATATCAGGAAATGACTTTGCAGAGACTACTGACTTATGTGCTTCAAGTGTTCTACTTAAAAAACCTAATGATTTAAAAACCTATATACATACTAGATACTGGATACCTGAAAGTAAGTTAGAGGATAGTCCAGATGATGTAGATTATAGACAATGGGAAAAAGAAGGTTGGTTAACTATAGTTAAAGGTAATGCAGTTGATAGTTCTTTGATAGCAGATTGGCATTTTAAGTTATTAGAAGAATATGACTTGAAACCTTTTAAATCTGGTTATGATAATCGTTATGCTAAAGACTTTCAAAATAGATATATAGAAATATTTGGAGATAAATTAACAGTGAATATTCCACAGGATTTTAAAGTATTAAACAATCCTATGCGAACATTAGAAGCAGATATGAGAGACAAAAAAGTTAATTACCAAAACAATCCAGTCTGTTTATGGTGCTTTAAAAATACAGGTATAAAAGTTGATACTATTGGGAGAATAATCCCAACTAAATTACAAACAGAAAAGAGAATAGATGGGACAGCGTCAAAAGTAATAGCCTATGCAACATTAGAGTGGTATCGAAGTGAATTTATAAATCTAATCAGTTAGGGAGGAGGCGATAAATTGGGAATATTAAATTATTTAAAATCAATATTACCTAACAACAAGACAACGACTTATGCATCATGGCTAACAAACTCACAGCCTATATTCACAAGTTTTGGAAATGATATTTATTTATCAGATTTCGTTAATAATGCTATTGAGAGGGTGGCCAGTGAGATATCTAAAATTGAAATTAAAAGCATTGTTGAAAATGGTGAAAATGTAAACATACAAAATGATGATATTACTAGACTATTTAGATTTAAACCAAATCCCTTACAGACTACATCAGATTTTTTATCAAACGTAGAATGGCTTAGAAGAAAACACTCAAATGCATTTATATATCCGCAATATGAAATTGTTACGTTACCAAATGGTAGACAGTTTAGAAGGTATATAGCTTTTTATCCTTTAAAACCTCAAGTAGTATATATAGGTGAAAATGAAGGTAAGGTATGGGAAGTAAGGCTTGATTTTGAAAATGGAAGTTCTTATACATTACCTTATGCAGATTTAATTCATATGAAATGGAGAAGAGGAGATAATACTGTAGTAGGTGGCGGAGATGACCAAGGACAATCTAATGATTATGACATAATAAGAACTATCGATGCTCTAGATAAGACTATTCAAGGACTACCTAAAAGTATTGAAGCAAGTTTACAAATTAAAGGGGTATATGCAGCTAAGACACTTGCAGACCAGAATAAGTTAAATAAAATAAGAGATGATTTTGAGGACCATATTACAGTTAGTAAATCTGGAATGATAGCAACAGATCTAGCCGGTGAATTTACTCCGGTAAAAATTTCACCTCCTGAAATTGGAGACACAGCCTTAAACTTTTTAAAATCTGTTATCCAAGAAAGATATGGAGTGTCAGCAGCAATCTTAAGTGGAGATTATACAGGAGAACAGCACAGTTCTTTTTATCAAACTGTCATAGAAGAATTTATAGTACAGTTTGAGCAGGCAACAACAGCATGTTTATTTACTAAAAGAGAACAAGATGTAGGACATAATATTAAATGTTATTATTCTAAAGTTAATTACATGGACAACAGCAGCAAGATGAATCTTGCAAACTTGGCTAAAGAAACAGGTGTAATGACATTAAATCAAATCAATGCAATGTTTGGAATTGAACCTTGGGAAGGTGGAAACAGAAGATTACAATCATTAAACTATGTAAATATAGAAGATATAGATAATTATCAGAAATCAAAAGCCGGTGTAAAGGAGGGTGAAGATGAGTAAGAAGAATAACTATGAAAGACGATTAATTGAATTTAGAGCAGTCGAAAACGATGAAGATAAGATGTTAATCGAAGGATATGCTATAACATATGAACAACCAGCGACTCACCAATACGGTTCTAGAAAATTTACTGAAACTATAAAAAAAGGATCTCTAGACAAAACGGATATGAAAGATGTACCTATGAGATACAATCACAATGATGGTTTTATGATAATGGCCAGGACAAGAAATAATTCTTTGCAGCTTATAAAAGATGATGTTGGTTTAAAAGTAAAAGCAGAATTACTAGATACTCAAAGTAACAGAGATTTATATAAAGGGATACAAGAAGGACTAATAGACAGAATGTCATTTGCATTTACGGTAGCAGATGAAGGTGATAACTGGACATTTGGGGAAGAAGAAACAACAAGAGAAGTTACCAACATTGAGAAGCTATATGATGTATCGGTAGTGGACACTCCGTTCTATGATAGCACCTCAATTTATGCTCGGAGTTTGGACTTGCTGGATAGCGAGAAAAAACAGCTGGATAGCTTACACGAGTTAGAATTAAGAAAAAGAAAATTAAAACTAAAAAAGAGAGGTATTTAATATGACTTTAAAAGAAATGTTAGAAAGAAGAAAAATTATTACTGAAACAGAAATTGAAGAAGCAAAAACTAATGATGAACTAGATGTTTTAGAAACTGAACTTAGAAAATTAGATATAATGATAGCAGAGGAAAAAAGAAAAATAGAAGAAAAAAAAGAAGTTAAAACAAATGATAGAACCGCTGCAGTTAATTCGACAACACCAGGAATGGTTAATGCTGCTAATATTGAAACAAAAAAATCAGATGATGAAAAAGAAATGGAATATAGAAAAGCATTTCAGAACTTCGTGTCAAAAGGAACTCCGATACCAGCAGAATTAAGAACAGATGCTAACACATTAACAACTGACATAGCAACAGCGATACCGACTGTTTTGGTAAACAGAATAGTTGAAGAACTTGAATCTATTGGAAACATACTTCCATTAGTAACTAAGACTAGTTTTGCAAGTGGAGTTTCAATCCCGACTTCTAGTGTTAAACCAGTTGCTACATGGGTATCTGAAGGAGCAGGTTCAGATAGACAACAAAAGACTACTTCAAACATATCATTTGGTAGCTTTAAATTAAGATGCGAAATATCAATGTCATTAGAATCTTCTGTTATGGCAATATCAGCTTTTGAAAACGCATTCGTTAAAAATGTTACAGATGCAATGGTTAAAAAAATTGAAGCAACTATAGTTTCAGATGCTGACGGAACTGCATCACCAAAAGGGATATTAGCAGAAACAGTAGCGACAGGACAAAATGTTGATATAGTAGCAGACACAGGAGCATTAGAGTATTCGACACTAGTAGATACAGAGGCTTTACTACCTTTAGCTTACGAATCAGGGGCAGTATGGTTTATGACTAAGAAAACTTTTATGGGATTTATAGGAATGACAGTAGATGGTCAACCAGTTGCTAGAGTTAATTATGGACTTGCAGGAGTTCCTGAAAGAACATTACTTGGAAGAAAAGTAATTTTAAATGATTATATGGATAGTTTTGCACTTGACGTAGTTTCTGACACGATAGTAGCTTTCCTTTTCAATCCAGCAGATTATGCAATTAATACTGTGTATAACATGGGAGTACAAAGAAAACAAGATTGGGAAACTGACGATATGCTTACTAAAGCAGTTATGATTATTGATGGTAAAGTAGTAGATAAAAATTCTCTTGTTACAGTAACAAAAAAAGCGTAGTCGATAGTTCATTATCCGGATTGACTGTCGGCGCTTTATCTTTAGTCCCAGTATTTGATTCTGAAACATTAGCATATGCAGTAGCAACAACTAATGCAACAAATGTTGTTACTGCTACAACTGATGATCCATCAGCAGAAATTGCACTAGACCTAGACGGATCACCACTTGAAAACGGAACTGCTGCAACCTGGGGAGCCGGAGAGAATATAGTAACAATAACAGTAACAGACGGAACATCTGAAACAGAATATATAGTAACAGTTACTAAATCTTAGGAGGTAAGATATGACACTCCTTGAAAATATAAAAAATAGGCTTGGAGTGTTTTATTCCGAGGCTAACAAAGACGCAGAAATTCAGCAGATGATAAACGGAGCAAAAGAATATTATAAAGGAGCAGGGTGGGATTTTACCGCCTTGCTTTTTTTAAAAACAGAAAAAGAAAATTTAGTCAATGACTTAAAAATATCAGAAGCGGAAGCATTAATACAGTATGAAGCAGAAGAGATAACAGAAGAAGAATATTTGATAATTAAAAATGCATTAGATATAGCAGAATTAGAACTATTAGCGATTGATGTTGAAGTATCTCTGCCGGTTGAAGCTATTGTTTTATACGGAAAGATGGCTCAATCAACAGATCCTTCTCAATTAACTAATCATCCGGTTTTAATATCTTTCATTGCACAAAATCGGGGTGAAACAGATGTTTAAATTTAATGCTAATACCCCGGTTATTTTCTATTATAAAACAACAGAATATGTTTTAGGACAAGGAAACACTACAACATGGAATAAAATAACAAGTGGAGATTTTGAAACTTTCTATTGTGAATGGAAGGGAACTTTTGGAGATAGAGTTTTTTCGGCTCAATCTTTAGGAATCAATGATTCTGCTACTCTTAGGATGGTTTATAATCCTACAATTTACGAAAAATTAAAGACAGAAAGAGTAATAATAATAAAAAATGCAGATGCAACAGCTATAGCAGATAATGAGCCGGATAAAAACAATCCTAATGTCTATGAGATATGGGGCGGGGTTGATAACGTGAAACAAGAAAACAGATACCTTGAATTTAAGGTTAGGAGGTATGAGGCTGTATGATAAAAAACTTAGTTCAAACTACC